CGAGTCTTCGGACAGGGCAAGCTCCTTGTCGGTGAGCTTGAACTTGACCTCTCGCCAGTACGCAAGCTGGATCTGGACCGAGCCGGTCTTGACGTCCTGTGCCGTGGACGGCGCATCGTTCGCCGCGAACGTGCTCGGCCGGCGGATGTTGATGTACTCGCCCTTGTTGAAGGCCCGACGCTCTTCGTCGAACCCACGANNGTCACCCCCTCACGGGGGGGTGTGGATTGAAACCCTTGCGTTGCGCTGTGATGCGCCGCCATGCCCTGTCACCCCCTCACGGGGGGGTGTGGATTGAAACGTCGAACCCACGATGCACCCGCACCCCCATGCCAAGAGCCTTCTCCAGTTGGATCAGCGCCTCGTTGGCGTAGAAATACGGCTGGTAGTAACCGAGAGAATTTCCCATCTTTGTTCCCCGTAGCTGTTTGGTTGACTGTTTGTGACTGTCTACCGGCCCGGCAGACACGCTTTTGGTGCAAAAGCGGCCCGCTTTGCCCAACTACCGGGACCAAAGCCCTCGGTCCCTCATCAATATGCTTCGACGCCCACTACTGGATGACCAGTTCTGCCCCGGCCTTCTGTGCTCGCTCTTTTGCTGCGCGGTACTTTACCGCATCCGCAGCATCCGCTTGGCTGAGGACGTGGCGACCTCCCATCGCCGGCCGTCCCCCATGGCCAGCTGCCCCACTCCCGGAGGCATTGCTGCCCTCAAAACAGACGGCAAGAGCCTGGGACGCCTTGAATTCATTGACCAACTCCGCCACACCCATCAGGTCGGTGGAGTTTTGTGCGTTCGTAATGCGCGGCGTACCGTCCGCGTCTACTACCTCGATTCGGAATCCACCCTGGCCGTCCGGCTTGACCCTGGTACACGCCCGCACCTTGTCGAGCATGACATCCTGCCAGTCAGCAAGCACCTTGTGCGCCGCAAACGCCTTCCGCGCCTCCGACACCAGATGACTCTGCCCGTGAGCCTCGACCGCCTTGTCTCGCTCCGCGGCAATCCTGGCGTTCTCCGCCTTCAACGTCTCGACTTGCTTGCGGTACTTCGTGTCGTACTGCTCTTCGATCGCCTTGACCTGTTGCTTGACTTTGTCGTCGAGGTTCTCGGGGTCTCCAAGATCCTTCACTTTGGCGATCGCAGCCTTGGCCTCTTCCGGGTCAATTCCCTCGAACATCGCAAGCTGCTCGCCCTTCTTCTGGTTCTTGGCCTTGAGGTCGGCCATCACCTTTCGCATCCCAGCCGTATCCTCAAGGGCAAACACCTTGCCATCTATCGACACGCTCTCGACGTCCAGCACACAGAGGCCGCTATCGGTCTCCGCGTAGAACTCCTTCTCCGGCCCATTGAGAGCCTCGAACTCTGCACTCGTCAACGCTGCCTTCAGCTTCATGCTATTCCCTTACAAATCCATTCGACGGCAAACTACTACATGCCTCTACGTAGAGGCAAGCACAAAATCATTTTTTTTCGTCGCCGACCGGTTGCCGCCCCTCGTATTCCAACTGAACGAGCTTGCCCCTGGACCGAAGGTAGCACTTCCGGCACGGATAGCGGTTCTCGCTGCCCTCTCCCACGTCCACAAACCCATGCCCGCCGCACCTACAGCGATAAGGATACCTGTCAATCGAGCGCCTCCAGTTCCTTGAGCGTCAGTATCCGCCCCCGGTCATCCACGAAATCCCGAATGGCCACCTTGCCCGAGCGGAACAACTGCGCCTTGCCCTTACCCAACACCAACTCCTGCGTCTGCCGGCTCTGGCCCTTGAGCCACTGGCCGTAGGTCACCTTGTCGGCCACCCTCCCATTCATCGCCGCCCGCTCGCTCGCCGGCATCTCCTTGAAGCCAAACCCCAACTCCTTCCACGACTTGCATACCGGCACCGTCGTACAGCGGCACCCGTAGTGCTGCGGCGGCCGTGGGCCATCGTGCAACCCGAACACCTGCCCATCGTAGGCCGCACACACCTCGCACGTGCGATAGTCCAGCGTACTGACCCATTGCACCGCCTTGAACACATCGGCATTGGCCCGGTAGGTCGCCTGCCGAACGTTGTTGACCACGCCGGAAACGCTCGTCCGCACCACCGATTCGATCTCTCGCCTGGATCGAGCCAGAATCCCATCGCGGTAGCGATTCTTCGCCGTCCCCCGAATCCGGCGCACGATCTCGTCGATCCCCTCGCCCTCCGCCACGCCGATCATGATCTGCCGGTTGACCTTGATCGCCTGGGCCTGCCCAAGCTCTTCGAACCACTCCCGGACCAGCCGGCCGTCAATCGGCCGGTTGACGACCATCTCCTTGATCGTCGGCACCGACAACGTCGTCAGGGCAATCTTCACCGGCAGCGACTTCTCGATCACCGCCGCATCCCACTTGCCCTGGCTCTTGCCCAAGTCGATCAGGTCCGGCTCCAGTTCCTTCCTCATGCGCAAGTACGCCGCCGCCAGCACCTCTTTGGTGCTCTCCCGCATGATCCGCAGCCGGTTCTCCGTCAACGTCTTGCCCGCATACCGGGTCAACTGCCGCAACAAGTCCGGCTCGAGACTCCGGTTGAAAAACGAGATGATCTTTCGCACCTCACCGGTCTTGAATCCCTCCATCAGCACCGCATGTCGAATGATCCGGTCGCGGATCACCTCATTGACCGTCTTCAGTTGCGACACATCAACCGGCATCCTTGCCCTCCTTCGGCTTGCCCGGACACGGCCGGCTTCTGTCCCCTCGGCCCGCCACAAATGCCACGCCGTTGACGTCGTGCGGATGCAGCCCCTTGCCGCTGACGGCGAACACCCCTCCACAGGTGTCGCACGTCGCCCTCGGTCGCTTCTGGGAGGTCCCCTTCTCCAGGGTCGCCAGCCGCCTCTTCTTGGGCGTGAACGTGTACTGCTCGCACTTGTCCAGGGGACTGACGCGCTTGCTGTGGTGCGGCGAACCGACCCGATGGCAAATCTTCCCGCTGAACCACTGGCACGTCCAGCACGTCCCAGCCGTAGGAATCTGCGACAGGTCGATCTTCGGAGCCTTGCCCTCCAGGCGGGCCTCCACTTCTTCGAGACGGCCCCTCGCCTCGCCCAGTTCCCTCTGTAGAGCGGCGATTTGCTTGACCGCGTCGGCCTCGGCCAGGGCCTTCTGCTCGATCAGTTGCGCCACGAACTCGCGGGCGATCTCGCGAATCACCACCAGCCACGCCTCATGCCATGTCAACGGCTTGTCCATGTGCCCTGCCTGTTCTCGTGTCACCATGTGTCCCCGATCCGGCAACCCGACGACTTGCTCGTAGCTCTTGCCGCCCGGCACCCGGTCGATCTGGTGCCAACAGGTGTCCGTGTCCTTCGTAATCTGACCCGACTTTGGCCCCTGTGCGGCGCGGCACAGACCCGTCTGGTCCTCGTGCAGCCAGCACTGCGAACAGTTCTTTTCACGCCACGTCCGACCCACAGGCAGCCCTCGCACGCAGCAGGTCCACGTCCAGCCGACTCAACAGGATCGTTCCCGCCAGATTGTGCGCCATGGCGACGTGTCCGTTCCGCGCCGCCGTAAACCCCAGTTCAACCATCGCGCGGTTGTGCTCCCGCACGGCGACCTTTACCGCCTCCGCCCGATCTTCCGTGCTCCGTGCTTCGCCCATTACCGCTCTCCATACCTGGACCTTCGATCCCAATGCCGGCCGCGCGACCACGACCGCACGCCCGACCAGAAGCCGAGTCGCCTCAGAATCACCACAGGCAGTGAAACCTTCCTTATCACCACCACCGGCCAGTACAGCGGCCGATAGAACCACGTGTCGTAGTACCAGCAACAACACCACCCAAACTTCATCCCCAACGCTTCGAGCAACCCGCCGTCTTCGTAGTCCAACGCTCCGCCTCCTACGCAGCCTTGTCGCGGTCTGCTCTTTCGTCCTGGCCATCCGGCGGCCGATCTTCATCCTCCCGCCCGATCATGCCCAGGTCCGGCCCCTCTTCCTCGATGCGAGCCAACTCCTCATCGATATCGTGATTCTCCGGCAATAGACCCCGCAACTTGGACGCCTCCAGGATCGTTCGCCTGGACAGATCACCCCGGTCCCTGAGCTTCTGGAGATTGTCCAGATCCTGCGCCGATCGCGGCAGCAGACCGAAGTCGTCATAAATGTCCACCCCGAACCCCTCCGGCAGCGCCACCCTGCTCCATTCCGCCGCCAAGGCATACGCCTCCACCAGCACCCCCTCTTCCTCCCGCACCCACGATTGCAGGTCACACTGGCCCTTGCCTTCGTCGATCGCCTTGCCCATCGCCGTCTCGTTGCCCCACGATCGTACGGTCAGAGGCCCCATGCTCACCGCCTCCATCTGCTCTTCGAGGTGGCGCAGCTCGTTCTCCCCTGCCGTCACCGCACTACCGCTGTGCTCGACCAGCTTCATGTCTGCGTTGGCGTTGGTCGTCTTGACGGCATGATTGACCCCCCAGACGATCCTCCCTTCCATCTCTTTCGCCGTGAGGCCCTTGACGAAGACCACGCCCGAGCGGGCGAATCGCAGGTTGTTGCGGTGGTCACTCTGGCTCTGGTAGTGCGCCAGATTGAGGTCCGCCAGGTCCCTCATCGCCGGCGCTGCCGTCATAAAGCCGGTGCGGTTGACATACAGCGTCACCAGGGCAATCTTCCCCAGAGACATCGGTCCCGATTCGATCACCTGCCAGTCGTCCTTCTCGCCTCTTTCATGCAGCTCGTAGGCGTCCGGTCGAATCACCCTCACCCGCTGGCGGACCTCAACACCATAGTCGTCTTTGCGCACATACGCCGACTCGCGAATCCGAATCTCGGTCAGCCGCTGTTCCCCGTTCGGTCCCTTCTCACAGACCCAGCCAATCAAGTCTTTGGGGTCGATCAGGACAAACCTCGGACGCAGCCCCATCTGTCGCTCTTCGCCAAGGTTCGCCGCCTCGTTCGGCGGATAGTCCACCAGGATGTGACAGAGGCCCCGGTTGACCGCCACCGTCAGCACGTCTTTCGAGAAACGCGTCAGGTTGCGGCCTTCCTCGTCCACGCCCTCCGCCATCGCATTCAGTGGCTCGGGAAGCTCACCGCGAATCGTCACCGCCCTGGCGAACGGACGCCGGGACAATTCCCGGACCGCCTTGGCGTATCCGTTGTAGAGGACGGATCGGGCCAGCCGGCTTTCGTAGGCATCGGACCCCTCTCCATCCTCCTGTGGGAGCCATTTCGTGCCGGCCGCCTTCATCGCCTGCGTGCCGCCCATCAGGTCATCGACCAGTTCCCACGCCGGAAGCATCTGGTCATACGCGGGATGCGTTGTGTCCACTGGCATACTCGCCATACTCATTTCCCCCAGTTCAAAGTTGCCCGGACGGCTCTTGGACTTCATCTGCCTGTGCAGCCTTCCTTGATGCGGCAGTCAGCCGTGGAGCAACGGCACCGACCGTCCGGGCGTCCGACGAAGACCCGCCGCGAAATTCCGCTTCTGTCACCAGTTCCGTCACGTGGTCCGTCAGCGCCCCACCCACCCATCGACGCCAGGCGTCCACGTCCATCCAAGAGTCGGGGTCGTCCCAATCTCCCGCATCCTCGGCCGGCAGGAACAACGGCTCGCCACCGAGCAGTCTGCCGTACCCGAGAAGCACCGGCTTCTTCACTGGATGTGGATGCACAAAACGCTTGTGGATCGACC